TTTCTCTACCTGAGTTTCTGCAATGGTTGCAGCCGCACCTTTTGCGGCGTTGACTACTTTTTCATCTGCGGTGGCTTTATCAATTACAGCCTCTGCCTCTTTTGCCCTGGCTAATTTATTGGTCAATTCCGTTAATGTCTCAATAGTCTTAATGATGCTCATAATCCCGTCAATGGTGTTTGTCATCATATTCCATACCGCCATGATACGCTCCCAACCGGAAGCGTCCACATCATTAAAGATATCACGGAGACTCTCAAAAGCACTGACCATTCGGTCGGAACTGCTGGCTACCTCCTTAATCCCGGAATATATTCCCTCATTCAGTTCTTTCCTGAACGATTTTATATCTTCCCGCACTTGTGCCAACTTGAGAGCATCTTCCAATGTGGGAACATTAGCTATTCCATTGGCTATTTCGTCAGAAATTTCCTGCCCTAACTCTCTGTAACGCTCTTTCAACTTTTCAGCGTATTCCTTAGCCTTATCAAGATTTTCAGAGGCAATATCCGCACTTGATTTCTTGTAATCAAACGTTGTATCACGAGGCTTCATTTTTATTGGGGATGAAAGTAGCTTTGCATTAAGTTGCATTACCGCAATAAATAAATCCGCCTCCTTTCCAATTCCTTTGATTCCTGCAGCACTCTTGGCGGCCTCAATTGAAAGGGAAATGATACTTTCGTCTAATTTCTTTTGAGAAGCAAGGCCTTTGGCTTGCTGTTGCTGAGCCTCCCGCACCTTGGCATTATAATCTTTCTGAACCTTTTCAAACTCAACCAGAGCGGCATTCTTATCTTGATTGGCGATAGCTTTTTCGGCGGCAGTTTTGAGATTTCTAAAGTATTCACTTTCCAAAACTTCTTTATCTCCGGTTCCTTTGGCCTGCGTAAACATTTTTATATTTAGCTCTCCAAGGGCTTTATTGTACTCCGCCTGAGTAATCTTGCCTATTTCCAGTTCTGCGCCTAGTTCCTCATACTGCTTTCTATATGATTCTTGCTGCTTTTGAAGAACGGACTTCTCATCGCCTTCATTGGCATTTCTTGTTAGAGTTGCCTTGGTTAAATGCTCCCCAGCTCTTTGAGTAGCGTCACTAATAACTAATGCATTTAGAATGTATTTTTCCAGCGCATTGCTTACATCTGAAATAGAAATGCCTCTATTTAAGTTGCCATTCAATTCTAATTCTTCGGCTATAGCATTTTGATATGCAAAGCGATTCCTTTCAGAAGTTTCTCGACCTGAATACAATTTAGCAAGCCTATCCATTTGGGCTGTAGTTAAACCGATATCTCCAGCTAATTTAGCATTCCGTTCTGTATATTCCCCAACAGTATTAAAGGCATGTTCGGTGATAGCTGCTTCTTTTAACAGCTCAACTCTATCTTTTACCAGTTTATTTAGTTCTTCTTGCGATTTATTTTCTACTCCAAGCATTTTTTGTAACTCGGATTGTGCTGTATTAATAGCTTGTTGACTTTTTGTTCGATCATTCATTATTTTTGCTAAAGCCTGCATACGAGTTATCTCTTGAGTAACACCTGCTGAAAGAAGGCTTTTTTTATAATCAGAGAATATATTCTGAACACGTTTAGCCTCCTTGTACATTGCAACAAGCTTTCCTATAACCGCAGTGATGGCAGTAACAATAATCATTGGTTTAAATGCCGCCCACAATGCTTTTATTTGTAACACAAGCTTACCCACGGCCACTTTGGTTACATTGCAAAATCTTCCCCAAGCCGATTGTGATTTCACTGCGGCAGCTTCTGCGGCTGCAACTTTAGCAGCTTCCGCCGCAGCAACCTCTTTAGCAGTCCTTTCCGCAAGTGTTTTCTCTGCACTGGCAAAATTCTTTTGTGCTATAGCCAGCCTTTCCCGTGCTGCAATAGCATCGTTATATGTCTGTGCTTGTAGATTGGCATTCTGAGCAGCAATAACCTCGGCTTTAGTAGCTTCTAATGTTATTTCTGCGGCTACACGTTCTTTTGTTGCTTTCAACATAGCCTTAGCCGTGGACCGAGCATCTACGATCTTTTTTGCGTCTGCTGCCTTTTGCTCTGCATAGGCAACTTGATCCGCTGCCATCTTCTCTTTTTGAAGTGTTTTTTCGAGTGCTACACGGGCGTTAGCCTCAGCCATAACAGACTGTGTTTTTGCCTTTTCTAATGCTACCTCTGCGGCAATACGCTGTTGGGTAGCCTGTACCAGCACAGCGTTACTTTTAGCGACATTAGCCTCTATCATGGATGTGGTGGAAGATATGCTTGCCCACCATTTCGCAGCATGGTTAAATATACTACCCGTTATAAGTGCCAAGGTTCCGAGAACTATATTCTCGATATTCTCAGCAGCGGATGAAATTGCACCCGTAAGCCAGTCAATCAGGGACTTGTAAGAGCTTTGCACACCGGAACTATTGACCAGTTCCGTAAAGGTATTTTTCAGTCGGTTTACAGAGGTTTCCAGGTTATCCGTATCAATATCGGGAATCATCTCGTTAAGTGCTTCGGCAAATTTAGGAAGTACGTCCGCACTCATAAGCTTACCTTCCTTCATCAGCTTGTCAAGCCCACTTATGGAAACACCGGCAGCTTTTGCCATCGCCTGTAACGCTACAGGAAGGCGTTCACCCATCTGCAAGCGGAGTTCTTCTGAACTAATCTTACCCTTACTCATCATCTGGGAAAGCGCAAGCATGACACCGTTGCTATCGTCCGCGCTCATGCTAAAGGCCGTACATGCTCGGGAAACAGATTCAAAGACCTTGCGCTGATCCATCATCGACATACCGGAGATGGACGCGGCGGCTGTAAACTTTGCATAATTAGCCGTCAAAGCATTAATCTCCAACCCGTATTTTTTTGCCAGGTCCAATAGATACCGTTGGTTATCCGCATACCGGGCCATTCCACCCGATACGTTTTTCAAAGCAGTAGTAACCCGATTGGTTTCCCGGGCAACATCAATGAACCGGGAAACAAAATTGCTCAAACCAATACCACCGGCACCCAATGCAGCCGCAAAGGTCAATATCTGCATCTGCATTGACTTAAACGCAGACTTTACCTGATTGGTACCTCTCTTGAAATTCTCCGTTAAGAGATTGATTGCTATACTGAATGATAATTTACCTGCCATAATAATCAGTCTTTTTAGTTTTCATAAATTCTTCAAACCGAGCCGCGTCTTCCCTGATAGCCCGTTCAGCTTCTTTTCGCATCTCTTCTTCTTCCCATGGGAATATAATCAGGTCCCGGGCACCATTCTTCATTTTTCTACTATCAATATGAGGCAGCATAGTGAAGTACGTCCACATGCGGGAACCTTCCATTTCTTCCTTACGTTTTCTTTCATAAGCTTCCAGATAAAGAGGTAGATCGCACAATTCCATTTCATTCAAAGCATAATGAGCATCCAGCCCCGCCATTATCAGAGTAGATACAATGCTGCCTATATATTCAGGGCTACCCTCGGTACTACCGAGGTCAGATACGGTTGTCTTCTTCCGAAATTGGTCTACAATCTCCATAATCCTTCCTAAATCGGAAGACATGGCATTCATAAACCTTTCGTCTGTCAGCACTTGCCGGAATACTTCAAATGTATACCTGGACTTATCGCTGGTGATATACATGACATAAAGCAAAGATTCTATATCTTCTTTATCCGTGTAATCCATCAGCGAAAAGGATTTTTCCCGTAGCTGTTCCCAGCGTATGATTGCCTTAATGGTAAGACGTTGGTATTTCATTCCCGGTGCCATGATCAATTTGGGCGGGCAAGGAATGCGAGGCGGGGCAGGTCTTTTATGACCTTCCACACTCACATCGCACACAGCAATAAGAACTAAAATTAAAAGTGCAACACCTGCACAAAAGATAAATATGCTCAAGTCCATTATTCATTCATATTAAAAAAGGCGGCCATCATAGGACCGCCTTATGCATTTGTTAACGAATTCTCAGTGTCACGCTGCAACCGGTTCTATCGGAGTCAAAGCTCCCACACCTTTAAAAGACGCGCTCACCGAAACAATCTGCCCGTTATCCGATTTGATGGACAAAGAAGTGATAATCACTTTTCCCGTATAATTTGTTTGTGCGGTATCTTTGGTGAAAGTGCCACCGAAGTTATCTTGATCCGCGGCTTTCGCACTGCCAAAGAAGAAGTCCAGAGGATCACCCGCTATCTGCTTCGCAAGCAAGGTATCAAAACTCATTGCGCCTTCTTTACGCGTCAAAAGTGACTCGCTGGAAATGGTGAAACTCTTCTTTCCGGCAAGAGAGCCGGCCCAGTCACCCATCATCTTATTGGAGATATCCAGTTCTTCTGTACTGATATCCAGTCCTGCACTTGATCCGAATGCTATCGGGTCTTCCCCGATAAAAAGCATAAGTTCACCTCTATGGATGTCTTTGCTTGAATCTAATTTCTTATCTGCCATAATTTTAAAATTAAAATATTACCATTCTATTAAAAAATCCATTGTCTTGGCATATTTGGAGTCAGACCGTTCCTTAACAGTTCCGACAGCCCTGATACGCATCCATGGATTAGTAAATTCACCTTCTAATACATCCTGGATAATACCGATAATCCTGTTGGAATTATCCATAGTGCTGCTCACCGCGCAAATATAAAAATGCATGACACTTGTAACACTCCCCATTTTACAGGTTATCGGATCGGTCAATTCGCTATCATAATACACGGCATCACCAGTTGTTCCCTCATCAATGTATACCGGGAATATCTTGTCCTCAATCAAGACTTTCAATTCTTCGGAATCAAGAAGGATACCGATTATTTCTTGCTCTATTTCGTAATCATGCAATTTCATACACATTTCGCTTTAACTTTTTCCACAAACTCCGCTATCCCCGTCCCGATCTCGACCATGGCCTTCTCCTTATCCAGATCATTTGTATCATTCCAAAAATAATTAGGAGTAGCCGCTCCCGTACGTCCTCCTTTCCCGCCACGCTTCCGACTTTTATGCTTACGCATACGCTCTACTGTTCCCAAATCGACCAGGTGAGAATGGTTTCCGCCATTCTTTCCTTTCTGAAAACCTGCGAGAACTCCCAACTTTTCTCTTTTGACTCGTACAGTGAATGAACGAAGCAGATTACCGGTTTTACCTCCCGGACCGGCACGCATCCGTTTTTTTAGTCTTTCCATTCCACCTCTTTTGATAACTTCACCACCTTTGCTCAGGCCGCTCTTTATGGCGGAATCCTTGTCTATCCCGGATAAACCGGCGGTCAAAGCATCAAGAGCCTGCTTGTTTATAATCGTGACTTTTATCAAATTTTCCTTCATCAGTCGTTTACTTTTACACAGGTTATCAGGCAGGAATTATCATGAAATTTACGGTCTATGTCCAGTATTCTATAAATCTGACCATTATAGATAATTCGAAGGTTATCCGTTATAGACTCGTCATATCTCACCCAGAAAGTAATACTCAGATCAATAAATTCCTCCTTTGCGTTCAAGGTCACATCATTGGAGACTTTTCGTTTACGACGCTCTGCGGGAATGTTCGTCAAAACGGGAACCGGTTCCCATTTCTTCACCCTCTGGCCGCTATCTGAACGTACTGTTTCCGCCCTTTGAAAGGAAATTACTTCACGCGGCATCATACTTCACTACCTCCTCTGAATTTAATGAACGGAGTAATCAAATCCTCCACGATTCCGGTATTATAAGGGCGTGCGTAGGATATTTCAGAAGTAGTATCATACAGCGTAGCCACTTTTACAATGATAGCCGTGCGTAGAGCCTCATCTAATTTTCCCTCATCACTCAAACAACCATCGTCAGACAATGGCCGCTGCAACCTTTTTTCAAGATTGCTTTGAGCGGCTTTAATAAGCCTCGTCAGACGGTCATCATCCTTACCATAATCGACATAACCGGGTATTGATTCCTTTACCTCTTCAAGTGTCACGTATAATTCCATGCAGCTTTATGAAAGTGGGCGGGTGCATT